ATCTGACTCTTTATTGGAACAAGTTTATCGTGTGATTTGGTTTAGTGATGTTGATGCGGCAGATGTGAATGCTTCACCTCCTGGAACTTTAACTGCGGGAACTGACCCTGATTATTTCAACAAAATTGACGGATTGTGGAAACAATTGTTTGCGATTGTCGCAGCAGATGCGAACCGCAGAACTTTGGGAATTGACTCAAGGAACGGTCAAGCAACTTTTGCCCTTCAGGAATTCGATGCGACTGATACGACTAATCGTGTTGTTACAAATACGCTTCAGAATATGCGTTATGGTGCCGATTTTAGATTACGTGGAATGGCAAATCTTATGTATGTTGTGACTCAATCGGTTGCCGACCAATACGAAAGAGAATTAACCGCTGCGAATGTTGCGTTCACAACTGAAAGGTTAGAAAACGGAATGACTCAATTGAAATCGGGTGGAATTACGGTAATTGGTTTCCAATTTTGGGACAGAATTATTCGTGCTTACTATTCCGATGGAATAAAATGGTTGCTTCCACATCGTGCGGTTCTTTTAGTAAAAGAGAATACACAAGTCGGAACCGAAGAAGTGGCAAATCTTTCTGAAATGGCGTCCATTTATGACCCCGTTACAAAGAAAAACCACATTGATACTGAATATCAAATTGATGCGAAAATCATTGAAGATTATTTGGTTCAAACTGCGTATTAATTCAGGAAAAATTCCAGGATTAAAAGTTAAAAGAAGTTTAAAAATTTAAAAAATAAAACCATGATTATATTATTTGCAACCGTATGCGGGAAGATTTCGAAAAACATTGAAATATCATGTTTGAATCCACTTCAAGCAGGTGCGGAAGACCAATTGATTTTAATAAATCGTGACGATTGGTTGGGTGCTTTGATTACGGTAAATGTGATAAATCCACAAATAATTGAAGATGTAATTCTTCCATCGGGAACGATTGCTTATTCTTATGCGGGAAAAAACAATTCAATTGCTCCAAAGTATGAATTCATAAAACAAACGTTTGCGGAAGTTTACGACCATTCAGTTAATTTCAAAGTGTTTGCGGTTGATGCTTCAGCCAAAGAACAATTGGAAGCGATGGCAAAGGGTTCAATGGTTGCGATTATAAATAACAAGTTCAAAGGAACGAACGGTGACGCGGCTTATGAAGTTTATGGAGCCGATGCGGGTTTAATTGTTTCACAAAATATACGTGATGTAATTAATCAAGAAAATCAAGGTGCGTTCGATGTAATTTTAAAATCGGATGAAGCAAGTTTGGAACCGCATATGCCGAAAACATTCTTCAATACAAATTTGGCAACGACTAAAGCAATCGTTGACGGATTATTGTAAAAGATTTATAACCTTATAATGAAACCATATGCGAATAATGTATATGGTTTTTTTATTATATTTGTTTTATGAATTTGAAGGAAAATATTAAAATCGTACTTTTGAATGAAAAGACAAAGAACGATTGGAAGAATAATCATTCTTCAAAGGAATGGAAGTTAGCAAATCAGGTTGCAATTGTGGTGATGGGTGAAGGGTTACAAAGAAAACGGAATTGTGGTTGTGTTGATGACTTATTAATAATGTTGAAATCATTAAATGAACCAAAAATAAAACTAAAACAAACACAAATCATGAACAAATTTGAAATTAAAGAAGGTAAAATGATTCAATTACATGGATTAAATGATGCCTACACGAATGCGAATTTAACCGATGAAAAAGCCATTGAAATATTAAAGAAGTTTCCAAAAGCGATTGCGTTCTTTTCGAAACATCCTGACAATTGGCAAGAACTTTGCGGAAAGGATGTTCCAAACGAAATTCCAGGAGCGGAAGAAAACGAAGAAATCATTTTGAATAATGAACCAACGGAAGGAACCCGAGCGGATGAATTAGCGAAGGAATCTGACGAAGTTTTAAAAAAATTATGTAACGATTTAGCAGAAGAAAAAGGATTGAAAAAAGTTCATTGGAAATCGGCAAGTGAAAAATTGATTCAATACATTATTGATAACGAATAAATGAAAGCAACGGTCACAGATGTTTCAAAGCGTATTGATGTAAAAGCCAATAAGCAAGAAGGTTTTATCAAATACGATATTGACAACCTTTATCCACAACGGGTCGTTGATATAATCAACGCATCGGGAACGGGAACATTGTGCACTTCAATCTTTGCTAAATTTATTTATGGGGGTGGATTTAAGAATGAAGAATTAGCCCGAACCGTTGTAAATTCAAAAAAGAAATTAACAGCAAATAAACTACTTTATAAAACGGGAAAATCAATTTCCAAATTCAACGGGGTTGCGATTCATGTAAATTATAATGCCAATTATCAAAAAAGTTCATTGTGTTATATTCCTTTCAAAGATGTAAGGTTCACAACGGAAGATAATAAAAAGCATCCGAACATGATTGCGATTTATGACGATTGGGAAAGGATAAGAAAACCGAAGATGAATGAAGACGATGTCGATTTCATTCATTTTTATAACCCTGACCCGAACGTAATTCAGGAACAAGTCGATGAAGCGGGGGGGTGGCAACATTATAAAGGGCAAATCTTTTATTGGAGTGTTGACGGATTGGAATATCCTTTGGCACCTTCGGATTCCGTTTTGGAAGATATTCAAACGGATTCACAAACGAAGATTTTCAAATTTAGAAATATTACTTCCAATTTTATGGCTTCGCATATTATTGAAATGAACGAATTTGAAGATGAAGAAACGAAGGAAGATTTTTTGAGTAATTTAAATGGATTTCAAGGAGCGGACGACGCTTCAAAATTTCTATTATTGGAAAAAGAAGCGGATGAACCATCATTCAATTTAACCAAAGTTGATATTCAGGACATCGACAAATTATATCAATACACCGAACAATCGGTTCGTGATAATATCATTCGAAATTATTTGATTCCGCCCGTTTTGGTTTTAGCCGTTTCGGGAAAATTGGGGGCTTCGAGTGAAATCCAGGATGCAACCGCTTATTATAACGGGGTTACTGAAGATGAACGGAATTCGGTTAGTGAAATATTTGAAGAATTATTTCGTGAATCAATTTGGAACGTGGAAGATGAATTCGAAATTTGGGAAGTGGAAGCAAAAATTGTTCCCGCATTTGATACGCCCGAAGGGAAGGCGAAAATCGTTTCAATATTGGAAAGTAATTTATTAACCGATAAGGAAAAAAGAAAATTGTTGTCAATTGTTTATGGATTGTCCATCGAAGAAACTCGTGAATTAATTCCTGAAGCAATAATTCCCGAAGGAACGGGTGAAGTTATTGTGGATGAAGAAGCGAAGGCAAAAGCAACATTAAGGGGTTCAGTCGGGGGTGTTACATCCATTTTAGCAATTCAAACTTCCGTTGCCAATGGAACGACATCTTTCGAATCAGGAAAAGCAATTTTGGAAATCATTTTCGGATTATCGGAACCCGATTCAATTCGTGTTTTAGGAACCCCAAAAGATATAATTGTAGCATGACAAATTTAATTACAATAATCGACATTCAAAAATATAAACCGTTATCAAAAAACATTGATACCGCAAAGAAGGTTGACCCATTTATTCAGGAAGCACAAGAATTCGATTTGCGTCCGTTTTTATCGGATGAATTTTATTTGGATTTGATTTCGGATTTCCTTTCTTCACCTTCATTGATAAAATATAATGACTTATTTTTCGGTTCGATTTGGACAAAGGGTTCCCGAACTTATGAAAATCCGGGAATAATTTCGATGTTGGTTTATTATTCATATGCCCGTTATCAAAATGTTGCGAATACAAATCAAACCGCATTCGGAACCGTTGGAAAAAATAACCCCGATTCCACTCCGATAACAGATAAAACAATAAACCGTTTAGTGAGTCAGGCCGATTCGGGAGCGAAAGCATTTGAAAATCGGGTTCGGTTTTATTTGGATTGTAACCCCGATATTTATCCACTTTGGGAATGCGGAATTTCAAACAAAAAAACGGGAACGGTTCGGATTTCGCAAGGGGGTGGAAACTCCACAAATCGAAGACGTTATGACCCAATAAATAAACGTTATTATTATGAGTAAAGAAGACATATTATTAAGGTCACTTATCAACGCTCCTTTGACTACAAAAGGAACGGAATTCACGTTTGCCGATTTGGACGGAAATTGGATTGAACTTTATAATCAATTAGTTTCCCTTTCACAATCTTCATTCATTGATGCGTATTCCGCTG